GTAAGAACATTTTTGATTACTTCGATATTATCTGCAAAACCCATGTATCCTTCAGATTCTGTAAAAGCTGCAAATCCTCTAGTAAGTTTATTTGCTAATTCAGGATTTATAACTGGTTCACCAGTGTCAGAATCAACCGCTCCATCTGGATTTAAAAAGGCTAATGCTTCATTAACTCTAGGCTCTAAAAATTCAGCTTGCTCTAATGCACCCTCTTTAGCTTTTAAATCTTGTATTTGTTTATCTACTTGTTCTGCTTTAGCTTGTAGAATATTTAAAGGTATAAGTGGCGATCCATTTGGACCAACTATCATACCGGCGTTAAATAGTTGTTGCTTATATTGTTTAAGCTGATCTTCATTCATTGAAAGTATATCAGCGCCTAAAAGACCTTCAGAGCCTCCTCCAGCTCCACCTCCTAATAAAGAAGAATACAAATTAGCTTGAGCTTGGGCAGCTTGTGTTGCTGCATCAGCCTTACGAGCCATATCCGCTCGTTTGGTAAAGTCTCCTAGTATAGCAGCAACCGTATTACCTTCTTTACCCTGTAAAGCCAGACCCGCGTCTTTAATAGCCGCAAACCTTAGAAGCCTTCTCTGATCGTCGCTTAAATTGCTAAAAGGATCAGACGCGGCGCTTGTTGGCGCCGTTGCTTTTGTTCCTGTAACTGGGGGGGGTGTAGGAACCGCCTGACCTCCTGAAGCAGCTTCAGGCTTAGGAGGACTAATTCTAGGCCGTAAAGAAGCTGACATCGGGTCTGTGGGTTGAGTTGCGTTCATAATGGCAATGTCTTCAGGAGTAGCTATTTCACCCGCCATAGCGCCGGTAAGCCCAAAGTCTTTTATCATTTGTTCTGTTAAAACAATCATTTTTAGCCCCTATTAACTAAACATCCTAAAGCCGCCGCCCATGCCAAATGAGCCTAAGCCAGATAATACTCTTCCAAATCCACCCATCGGATCTCTTTCTACGCCTGTCGTTGTTCCAATACCCGCAGGGAAAGCTTGTCCGGCGCCAGTAAGAACGCCAAACTGAGTTAGAGGATACTGCATTTCTGCTAGGTACTGATTAAAGTCTGCATCTAATTGCTGTTGCTGTAGCTGTCTTTCTGTATCACCCGCAGTCATTTGGGCGCCTAAAATGTTTTGCTGAGCTTTCAAGCCCTGTATGCCGCTACCCGACAAAGCACCCGCCGAGCGCATAGCTAAGGCGTCTTCCTGAGCCAGCTGCCTGTTTGCCAAATCAAAAGCTCTAGCATCTAACTCCGCTTGACGCTCACCTTCATATAAAGCCGTTCTGTCTCCAAAAGCATTAGCCTTAATAGCCTGAGCTTCTCTTCCAACGCCCTGTTGAGCAAATCTTCTGTTAAGCATTGGCGCCATTTGTTCTTGTATTTCAGATAATCTTGCTTGCCGTTGTTCAGGAGTTCTAGTTGCTATTCCTCGATATATGTCTGTTGCTTCACCTATTTCAGATGGCAAAGTCAAAGCGCCATATCCTCCAAGAGCGTTTCTTTGTATTGGAGTTAGTTCAGCAACTCGATCACCGGTGTATTGCTTAAATGGAGTGTCTCTAATTTCTCTAGCAAATGGAATGATGTCTTCAGTAATAAATTGTTCCTGAATTGGATCCATTGTTGCTGTTTGAGTGGTTGTTGTTTTTCCTATGCCCATTAAGCTAACTCCATTTCAAAATGTCGGTATACTTCTTTAAAACCGTGTTCTTTGGCCATTTTAGAAAAACCGATCCGTCCGTGTGCCTCAATACCATCTAGCTTGCTTTTTTTAGCAAGCTCTTTTAAAACTCTCAAAGCGGCTCGCATCCAAGCCGCCATTGCCACACCACCCATAAACTCTATAAACAAAGTTCTTCTCTGGGGATGCTCAGCTATGCTTGTAGTAAAAGCGGCTGACAGCGTGTCCCCTATATAAACTGCCCACATTAGTGAACGTGTAGTCATAATATCCTCTATAACATCATCTATTGATACGTTTCTTTGACTTTTATCGATTGCCGGTTTGATAATAGAAATTATTTTAGGCAAAAACTCTTCTATTTCATCTTCAATTATCGGCCTGACAAAAACGTTTGACTTTGATGAAAACTTTACAACATTATTCAATATTTATCCACCCCACGATTTTACCACGTCGAAAGAGCCACTCTTTTCCAGATAGATGTAGATCCATCATAATTTGCAACACATATGTAAATGTAGTTGGTATCCCAACTAATCATGCCAGTAACATCTCCTACTGATCCAGTAGGAGCTGGTGGAGTTGCGTGCTTCATAGCAATTTGACGAAAAGCATTATTGTGACTTACTACAGGATAGCTATTAGTATCATCCCATAAAAATACGCCATCAATAGACGGATTATCGTCAGAAGTTTTAAAAAACAATTTACCTAAATTTAACGTCAAAAATTGATTTAGTTGTCTTGCGTATTGTCTTATGTCTGGACCTATTATTGGAGGAGTAACTGGCATTATCTACGTCCTCCAGCTTTTGTTTCTAATCTCATTGTTCCAACACGCCAATCAACATTATTAACTCCCTCTACCCTCATGCGTAGCTGCCTACCTGAAAATCTTACAGATGTGGGATTGCTAGGATTAAAAGAACCAAATTCACGCTCTGTATCATTTGGATGAAAGCGTGTTTTAAATTTTAAATTAACATCACCTTGAGTTTTTTCATCCGGTATGACTTGAGTAACTTTTGCTATTCGATCACCGTTACCAATACTTATACTACTGGTTTCGCAAAAAATAGGCTGACTATCGTAGTTATGCCCATATTCATGGTTATAAATACTTACTGGCTCTACAACATTTGCTGTATTACCCATGCCAGAATGATTAGCACAATAATAATATAAAGTAGGGGTATTTGCCCCGACAACTATCTGTGTGTAACTATTTGCTTGGCCTGCTACACCTCCATAGGTCACACCTTCAGTATATTCTACACCATTTGCGTGTGTGCCATTTGGTTGTGTGGAAAAACGTAATGGGTGGTTTGCGTTACTTGCGTCTTCTTGCGAGAAATAATACGTTTTACCTTTAACCAATTCTAACGTAGGGGCAGACCCTAAATAAGTATTTAGCTGGTATTTGTTTCCACTGTCAGCAACGACTTTTACATTAATATTTACTGTTTCAGCTAACTCGCCTGCCATAAACGGATGAGCAAACACGCCTCTGCTAACGCCTGCCGTTCTAGATAGGTTACCAATAAGCCAATGACCTTCAGCCGCATCATATGCAACGTATCTGTCTATTTCTGTGGATTGTGAGGAACAGTAAAACCACCATATTTCATCTTCTGTACCAACAGACATACCCCATACTTTTGATTGCTGATCTTTGTTAAAATCTGAAAATACATAATCATGCACATCACATTTTAATGTTTGTACGCTATTACCATCAAAATAATGAAAGTTTTCTTGCCCATACCAAAACACACCTCTATCAACAGCCACCGCACTAAGCCTAGATACTGCACCGCAATCAGTTCCTACTCTTTGACTAGAGTAAATATATGGAGGTCCAGTATATTGCATAAGGTGTGCATCTATATCAGTTATGATAAGAGTTGCCCCTCTTGCTCTAATTCCGGCCATAATCTGTCCCGCCGTTTGTAATTCTATGGACCCAGCCTGATTAGTGGTGGCGGGGGTCCACAATGTATTGTCTTCGAAGTCACACCACTGCACTTTACGACTATTACCGCCAGCTCCTAATGCAAAGATAAACCGCTCTTCAGTAACAACTAGACCTTTATTATTTATTGGTGCGTTTGTTATTGGCGCTATAACCGTTTTCTTTCGAAGTGATATATTATCTATGTCAAAATTTGGCGTGTTATAGGCGTTAGGTATTATCTCCACCTTTACAGCGGTATCATCACTGCCAAAACGTATTTCGTTGCTGCCTACGTTTAATAACTGATTGACTAAAACAGTGTTACTTGTTGTACCTGTTACCTTAATATTTGCTGATGGCGTTGTTGCAGAATTATTATCATCGTTTCTGTCAATAAGCGTAACAACTAAATCATGGCTATCTTGCGTATCCGGCGTTGCAACTAATCCGCTTACAGTTTGATCAAAATTACCAAAGTTAACTCTAGCTAATTTATGCGTTGCACCTAGACGTTTTGTAAAAGTATGCGCTGTTCCTGCGCCTACGGCTGTTAATGCTATTGCTGCACCACCAGATGTTGCGGCAAGCTGAAACTCAGACGAACTAGCGCCAACAATAAAATATTCTGTACCGTTGACTAAACCAGTTATATCAGTGCCGTTGCCATTCGAGTATGCAACCTTATCACCATTTATAAATGTATTAGACACAACTATTTTATTAGTTGCTAAGACTACAACAGAAGGGCTACTGCCATTTGCTGTTACCGACAGCGGTGCGGTAAGATTAATAGCTGAACCGCCAGATGTTGCCGCTAGTTTTAAAGTGTTGGTTGCAGAAGAAACTACAAAATAATTTGTGCCAGATGTTAAGCCGCCTATTGCCGTTTGACCTGTTGGAACAGTGTAGGTAACTTCATCACCGTCAGAAAAGCCATGTGCCGTTGCTGTTATTGTTTCTGTAGAATAATCTATAGCTGTTGTGTTTGCGCTTGTAGTGATAGCCGCACCCATCGCATTACCGTGAACCGTACAATAATACAGCAAACCAGTAGAAGGGGCGGCTGCATCAACCGCTATGACAACATTTGCACCAGATGTTCCTGCCGTTCCTGTTGTTGTCACCCCTGTTGTGTATGCCGAAGAGCCATTCTTGAAGGCTAGAGGGTGTCCACTGTTAGAGCTATCACTCATATCAAAAGTGTACGTTACGCCCCTCACAAGCGATAAGACAGGCGCTATAGCACCATTAAAAGCATATTTATTTTGCCCATTGTCATTTACCACCGTTACAACAAAAGTTTGCGTGCCAACTATTGTATTATCTGCAGCAAAAGTTGCCGTAAGTTGTGCGTAGGAAGCATAGCCATTTGCGATTGACCAATTAGTTCCTTTGTTCCAATTAGTATCAGTTGCAAACGAACCATTAGTAATTAATTCTGCGCCTGTCGTAGTGCTTAAAGGCCACTCAAATAATCTACCATCGTCCTGATGCAATGCTATTAGGTTTTGACCAAAGTTATCTAATTGCCAAGTGCTTGCCTCTTGCGGAATACTATCGCTGTTTACTGGCCTAGGGTTGCCGTAATAATCTTGACCGTAATACTGAAAACCATAGCCAGTATTTACAGCCGCATTTTCTCTGCCACTTGCTAAATCATCTGGTGTAATATCGTAAGCAACGCCTGCGCCTGTCATAACAACAAGCTCATCGAAGCTACCGCCTGCAAGCCAAGCTGTACCGTTGTTATCTTGCCAAGCGTGCATACCCCTTACTGGGTTTTTAGTAAAACCGTTTTTTCTAGCTTCCCAACCGCCAACAGGCCTCATAGAGCCGTCCAGCCACCTAACTAAACTACCGTCACGCCAACGATTAGACCCTTCGTAATCTGTACCGTTTCGGTAAAATCCTGCTGGTAATTTTAAAGGTACTAATGGCATTTATGTTTCCTTGTTAAGCCGCAGGAAAAATAGCTATTCGGTGAGTACTAGTATTAAACGAATAAGTACCAAAATAACCTGAAGTGGTTGTTGTAAAATATAGATACTGTCCGTTAGTTTGACCGACACTAGAACCGTTATGATTTACTTGCCAATAATATTGATTATTTTGTGGGTTCCACGCCACATAATCTCCTGCTGGGTAAGTGTAAGATGTACCCATTTTTATAATGCCACCGCCTCCAGTTGAAGCCGTAGCTGTTCCAAGCGCTGTTATATGACCATAACTATCAAGAGTAATATCTTGAATAAATGTATTACCACTATTGTTAGATGATGTTGCGCTACTTGTATCGTGATTTAAAGTTATTGTTGTGTTTGACGCTTGGTTTGTTGTAAAAGAACCACTACCATTTAAAGCACCACCACCAGTAATCGTAATCTGACCATTGCCTGCACTGCCTGCCTGTGACTGTATAAAAGCGTTAATATCATTTAAGGTAACTTGTTTCATTACCCCATTGTCGTTGTAAACAATAGCATCAGTGCCTGTTACAGTTGTAGATGTTGCGGTGGTATCACCATCCATAACATTAAGTTCGTTTGCCGTTGCAGTAACATCTGTGCCACCTATTTTTAGTGTGCTTAAATCAGGGGCTACAGTTCCGCTTGTGCCGTTAACACCATCTACAATAGTATCTAGCGCAGTGTTAAGCGTTTCACCCCAAGTGTCCTGACTTCCTCCGACAACTGGTTTTGTAATACTAATAGCCATATTAATCTCCTATTTATGCAAACATATCATGTTAAGCGGCATCCGTCCATATTTCGCTAGGCGTGTCTGTTGTTTCTGTCCATGTTTCTACTGGTATATTTATTTGTGTAAATATTTTATCAGGCACGTTAATTTCTTCGAACCTAAATCTTGCCTTGCCAACATCTACCGCACTACTCAAAACATTAGTGCCAACAAGCATATGCGTTATTGTTATAGCCGCACTGCCAACGTCAACACTGCCAGTAATTACGTCATTACCAACAATAACAAAATCTTGTGTAAATGTTGGAACTTCAACAGTTGGATTTTGTGCAGTTACATCACTGCCTGCAAAGTTATAGGTAACTGTAGTTGTGGCGTTAGCTATAGAAACTGCGCCAGTATCTACCGTTGTGCCTGTTAGCTGATAATCATGCGTAAATTGTGCCGTTGCTATGTCTACTGCGCCAGTGCTTATAGCGGCAGGAGTAAAGTTTAGGCCATAAAGTAATGCGGCAGGAGGAATAGATACTGCCCCCGATATAACGTCTGGTGGAGCAAAGTTTTCTATCTCCACCATTACAGCATTTGGTACTGTGGGTGCGTTTGGCGTATAAACAGGTGTTAGGCTGTATTTAACTAAACCTACGTCTGCGATAGACGCTCCTGCTATCGGGGCAAAGCCTAGCATTAGTTAGGCGCAGCCTCCGCTAAGTGTTTAGCATATGCTGTTTTAATTGCGTCTGTATGTACCTGTGCGGCAATGCCTTGAACATCTTCGCTTTCTTTTTTTAAATCGTCTGCGCTTATGTCAGGCGATACAACATGGCGAGAGAATGTTCTGCTAATTTCAGCACCATCACGCTTGATAACGGTAGCTGTTCGCACTTGTATATGCTTAAAGTCACCTACTACCTCGATTTTGTCTTGTACTGTTTCTTCTGTTAATGCCATTGTTTATATCCTTGGTGTTATGCTGCTTCATAATAAATACTAAAAAGAAAAGGCCAATTACCTTGCACGTTATTATTTCTAACACTCGAAGTGGTTCCATCGTTTTTATGAAAATAAAAGTGACTACTGCCATAATAAACTAGTGGCTGAGTCCAGTCATTAAAATTATTAGAGCCACCATAACCTATTCCACCACCACCATAAACATAACTATTATTTGTTACGGGAAATGGTGTGCTAACCCTAAATAGATCGGTATTATTTGGAACACTATTAAATGACATATACGCATTGGCAAAAACAAAATCGCCTATTTTTACATAACGAGCGTTATAAAGGTTTGTTACTGTGCCTCCATTGGGCAAAGTAGGCGTCCAAGTTCCAATTTCGTAATCTGAAATTTGATTAGCCGAACCAGTACCGCCAAGATAAACACCGCCAGAGAGGTAAAGGTCTGTAAAACGTGATGTAGCGCTCCCAAGTGAATACGCAGCATCTGCCGTAGAGCCAGCGTCATTTGATGAATAAATTACATTAGTGTCAAAAGCTAACCTAGCTCCACTATTCCTACCAAACATAGGGTTTCCATAGAATGTTGAAATACCACCAACAGTTGAGCCATCTTTTTGTATATCTACAACATTTCCAAATGAAGAAACATTTAAGCCAGTTTTGAGGTTTTTAGCTGTGTCTCGTGCGTTGCTCATGTGTTTATCCTAGTAGAGTTACCGATGCAGTTTTCCAAGAATCATAGCCAGTACCGCTAGAATTATACCAATCATCGTGATCAAATTGTATGTAGTCATTTACAGCCAATTTTATAGCGATTGATACATTATTTTGATTATAACTATTTGATGGTGATGTATTTGATAAGCTTTGAGCCATGGTAGAACCATTTATTTTTAGCCTTATATCTCGTCTTATTGTGCTAGGATCTGCAATAGAATTAAAGTTAATTAAATACACACCAGCAATAGGCACAGTAATACGACTATTAGAAAAAGATAAACCTATTGGTGGATAACTAACATGTGTATAAAAAGCATCTGCTATACCGCTTCCAGCAGAGTTAACTGGACTTCCCAAAATGTGAAGTTGACTAGGTGTTGTTACATAACCTTCTGAGCTAATTCTAAGTTTTTCAGAGCCGCCAGTTCCTATGGCAAAACTATCTTGCCCAACAGTTGATGCTTGATTTCTAATAAAGCTATCCTCTGTACCATCATGGCTTAAAAATGTAATTTGACTTGCTGAGTTATTTGCACCGTTCTGTATTTTTAAAGCACGAGCATCAGAAGGTGAAGTTATATTTAACGTACCAGTCATAGTATCGCCAGTTGTGTTGACGTATCTCGTATCGGCTGTGCTTTTGTTGTAATGATCTGCACTTTCAAAAGTTACAAAAGCAGTAATAGTAATTTCATCCCCTGCGGCCGCACCAGATCCAAGCGTTACCGTGGTTGTAGTCGCGGTATAGTCACTTTCTTCGAGCTTAATACCGTTCATATGAACCATCAGGTCTGACGGTGAGCAGGCAAGCGTATTGCCGTTTGCATCAGAGCCAGTAAACGCTGTCTGATTAGCCGTGGCTGTATATGTAAAAATGTTAGCGGATTGTCTGCTAACTACCTTTGTCGGACTACTACCAATATAAGCCATTTTTATCCTTACTCTGGTTTATTTGCCTCGGCTTCTGCGTTAAGTTCTGCTGCTGTTTTTACAATTTTTAGATCAAACGCTTGGGCAACTTGTGCATCTTCGCCTGTCGCAATATCTATACTGTTTGCGTTGCAGTGAGCCACAAGAGCAGCAATAATTTGGTCTTTCGCTATTCTAGCTCGATTAGTTAGCGCGTTGTCAGCCCAATCTTGTGGAACTGCCGCTGCATATTCTAGACACTTTAATTCTGTGTCGGTTAAATTTACTGTAATATCTGGCATTTAAATCTCCTATGATGGTTTAGTAGGCCAAGTAACATCATCGAGGCTAGTCGCGCTTTTGGTAATATCACGCAATTCTTGACGATAGGTTTTCCAAGCGTCAGACATGGTAACGTCAGAGTTACCCATCCAATCGGTTTCTGATAGTTTACGGTTACGCTCTTCACGTAGTAGCCTCATGGGTTCTGCTGCTACAAGCTCGTCTTTCTTGGCAGATACTGCTGACCAAGTTGTGCCAAAGTCGTTAGGGTTATCGCTTTCTATAGCAGAGCCGTTGCTGTCTGCACCTGTAACCTTGCGAAACATTTCGTTAAACTCTGTCTCAGAAGTAGGTTCACCGCGCAACACCCACTCTTCTACGCCTAGTTCTTGTAATGCTGTTGCTATATCTGTCATTTGTTTATCCTATTAAATATCCACAAAGAAATGCGTAACTTGGATCTGCATACCAATCTGTACTATCAGTGCTATTGAGTTTTGCAGTCATATTTACTTGATCACTGGTTGATAATTCGTAAGTTAATGATGCTCCTGCCGTAGTTCCTTGTGTGCGGTTATTTACAAAAGCAACTGCTGAACCATTTACTTTTATTCTAAGTTGACATTGGGTACTATCATTATGGTAAAGCTGACCATAAAAAAAGTAGACCCCATTACAAGGAGCTACAAATCTGTAATTACTTGTATCCCAATGGCTACCTACATTATGTTGAGTAGCATTAAAAGGCATTACGACTTCAAGTGTGCTTGCAAAACTTTGCCAACCAGAAGCAGAGCTATGAGCTTTAAAAGCTGGCCTACTTGGAGTTAACGGTCTACCACTGCTATCTATGGTTAACCCAGTAGTACCACCAGTATTTTGTATTTCGTCAACTTTTAAGATAGAACTCATTGGGCTATCTCCTGAAGAATAAAAGTAGTGTTAAAAAAACTACCATATATATGCACATTTCCTGCACTTGGATGCCTCCAAAAACCAAGAGAGTAAGTAGTAGAAGAAGCACTTGGAGTATCTAAAAATTGCAAACAATTTATCCAATATTGTTCTGTACCACCATCTTGTGTATAAACTTGAGGCTCTGAGCCACTTCTAATTTTTGTTCCAGATGCAACAGTACCTCTATATATTGCTGTCCTAGCGGCAGTAACACTACTACTTCCTTGCCCCCTTATGAGAAAATTAGCAGTAACTAAAACTTTATTACTTGAGTTAGTAAGGGTAAATGTACCTGTTTGCGCCGCTTGCGCTGGAGAACTAGAAGCACTCGAATAATCAGTAGCCTCAGTATATTGTACAGTCTGAACAACATGACCAGCAATCTGCACCCCATTACCACTAGTCTTTTCGTTTATGGTGTCTACCTTTAGGATGCTCATTGTTTGATCTCCAATAAGGTAATAGTAGACGTGCCAGATGTGTCGTTAATCTGAATACCGCCAGATCCTGTATGCCGTTCAGACTGCACGTTATAAGTAGTAGAAGACGTAGTAGCAGGGCTATCTACAATAGACATATTCGGAAACGCTCTAGTTCCTGCGCCTGTTTGATTTCTTCCAACTTCTGAATGAAAGTGTGTGTTAGCGTTAGTAATACTAGTACCGCTGTTTCTACAGATGCGCCAACTTGACTGGTTTACGTTAGTTCCAAGGTTCATATACAAACCACCGATCATAACCTGAATAAAAATTTTACTGTCGTTAAACTTAGGCGTAATAGTAGCTGAAAACATTGTAGTCCAAGACGTACTGTTTTGCACAATAACACTGGTTACAGTGTTTGTTACCATCTGAATAACATGACCAGCAGGGGCAGTAAAACCATTACTAGCATCAAGCGTTTGACCAGACGGTACGATAATCTTATTGGCATTACCGCCAGAGCTAAGACCTTTTAAATTTTCAACGTGTAGCGTACTCATATAATCACCAAGTTCCCATTAACTGTAAGCGTAATATTAGCCGCAATGCTTAGAGGCCCATTACAACTAGCATTTTCAGTGCTTGCTATGGTTGTGTCTGTAGACATTGTTTGATCATTTGTCTGAAACAAAGCTGTTTTCATAGTGTTCTGCGTTGTGTCGTATATAGGCGCTCTGATACTAGCTGCAAATGTACCACCACCTGATAGTGTGGGTGCATCTGCCACGCTAAATGTGTTGTGAGCTATAATAGTTATTTCATCGTCTAATGCAGCCGCTACGTCTAACACCACTGTCGTTCCTGTAGTAGCGGTGTAATCGGCTGGCTGTAGTAATATTCCGTTTTGATATACATCGACTGACCCAACACCATAGACAGCGTTAAATGTAGTTTGTCCAGCAGTAGCTGTAAACGTGTGCGCTCTTCTAATACCTTCGGTTAGTGTCTGTCCTATGTATGCCATACATTTATCCTAATAAAAAAATTGAAAAAGTGTTATAATAACTACCATAAACAACACCACCATAATTAGTAATCTGAACAAGATCATTTGCTTGTAAATAATAAGTTATAGCAATGTTTGTACATTCGTGCATAGCATCGTTTGTATTATATGCACGAGCTATATCTGTTGTAGTTCCGCTTCTAACAAATTGTAAGCTATGATACTGATCAGATGAATTTACGTTTGAATGTCCTATGTTATTAAATCCAAAATGATATACACCTGTTACTGGTATGGTGTATTGATGATTTGTAGAATTCCATCCACTTGCCGTATCTCTCATAACACTATAGTTTACCAATCCATTTCTAAATTCAGTGGTCAAACCCAACCTATTTGCATGAAAATGAGGTTGATTAGGTTTTGTTACAATACCATCCGCATTTATTGTCATGCGTGGGTCACTAATAGCAACGCCACCGCCAGCAGTGCCAAATTCCATTTTTAGACCACCGCCACTTCCTTGTGATCTACCCCTTATATAACCTCTCGTTCCACTAGAATTTGTATCAGCATCATCACCAGACAGAATAATTTGACCATAAAGATCATCATTAGCAATAGTGGTGTCTGTTCTATGTAAAGTAACCTGTGAACCTGACGCATTATTAATTGCCAAGTTACCTGTCATAGTATCGCCAGCGGTGTTTACAAACCTTGTTTCACCAGTAGCTAAATCTTTAGACCTACCCATTAGGTAATCTCCAAAATAGACATAATTGCATCGCAACTACTAGCCGCACTCGATGTAACCTTGACGCTATCGCCTGTCTCTAACACAACCTTTTGATCACCGCCAACAACAACCAAAGAGCCACCACTAGGAACCGTTGCAGTCTTAACCATGAAATGATCATTAGAACCGTCATTTAAAGATACATCTACCGTAATGGCTGTAGCCGTATTGTTAGAACAAGTTAGCCCTATGACAGTTGTTTGCGTAGAAGCTGCCACCGTGTAACTACCAATAGCCGTTGCAGATGTGCCTATATTTCTGCTTAGTTTTCTTTTAAACGTGTTTGCCATTTTCTATCCTAACGCAATCGCCATAGCTACAGGTACTGCCGCACGAGCATCAAAGTCATCTGCCGCCAGTGTAATAAATACCGTTGATGTACCAGAAAGATTTAATAAATAACCAGTAGAGCTAGATGTTAAAGTTCTGCTTAGAGTTGTGCCAGAATGCGTGTATGTGCCAGTGCCTATCTCGTAATCATTACCACTTTCAATAACATAACGCACACTATCGCCATCGCTTATACCGCCATCGGTAAAAGTCCTAAAACCAGTTACAGCATTGCCTAGGGTAATGGTTCCTGTTCCAGTGCTTGTCGTTGTAACTTTTACTCTGTCTGCTACTTTAACCATCTACTAGCTCGGGTCTGGTATGCCTATATCTAACGCAGATATATCAAACTGGTTGCCACTGTTGACCGACTGAGAAGCATTCAGCGCACCTGTTACTAACAACCTTGAGTTTGACGTATCTGTTATTGCAAAATGTGTTGCTGTTCCTGTGCCTGTTACAGAAGCATCGCTGATTGCCGCCAAAGTGACTTTTCTACCGCCACCTGTTCTGTCGGCTGGTGAACCTATACTAATACTAGTTGTGTTGCCTAGCGTATATGTTGATGTAGCCTCTGCATATGTCGTTGCTTCTTGGCTTGTAATGTCAAACCTGTTGGCCTCTGTGTCGAGTACCGTCAAACCGTTATCAAGCACTCTGTCTGCTATACTTGCCATTATCCAAAACTCCTAATTCTCATTCGGTGGCCAGAGCCACCAGATTTTGTTTTTTGATCTTCCATATTTATACCACTAACAGCGTTTTTGTACAACTCAACCCATACTGGGGTTCTTTGATCTTCAGCAAGATAAGGAGCGCTATGAGATAAAGAAGCATATAAGTAAGCATCGGGATGATAAGTTATAATCCAATTAGTTGGATTGCTACTACTAAGAGTATCAATTCTTTCGTAATATAACATTTCTAAAGTGTATGTTTGATCAGGCGTTGGATACACTTCAAAAGATCCATCGACCATCGCATAAAATTTTGGAGTTGCCGCAGTATTGCTGACAGCGCGTTTATCCATCAGCTCACTTAGAGTAATTAATTCTAATCTTGTTTCACTAGTGCCTGTTAACATAAGTCTAATTGGCTCTAAAAAATCACTTGGAAAAGCTGTATATTTTGTATCCAAATTGGCTGTTGCTCTTTTTTCCATTCTCCAGTGACGAAGTTGCCTATTTAAATCTGCTTCTGCTAAAGTTATAAAGCTAGGAATGGCTGATGTTAAATCGTCACGATTTAAAAAATCAGCTATTGAACTTTTTAACTCAGTAAAATTTGAAATGCTCACAGTCTGCCCTGCCTTGTTCTAAATACTTGATTGTCAGAATCGTTCATCCATTTCTTTAAAGCTACAGGGTCGTCTGCAATTCCCTTGCGCTTTAGGTCATAGTACACAGAAAGAGGAATCGAAGCTACTTTATTTAGATCGTTCCATTTTTTATCTGTGTTGTTGTAAGATCTTTTATTATATTCTGCTATTCCTGTCACATCTTGTACAGTTTCGACGACATACTCTCCGTTATCTTTGACGTGCCAATACTTGGTAATTCCAAGCTGGGGATCTCTGTCAAAAAGTTTTTTTTGCATTTTTATCTCCAATTAAGAGGGGCGACCGAAGCCGCCCCAACTCTATTATGATGTAGTTAGGTCGAAGATACCCGCATGAGCTTTTTCGTTACCTACTTCTAAACCGGCTTCAACTAGCAACATTGACTTGGAAGCGTCACCAGTTTTTGCAAGCTCTACGTTTTGAATTGGGCGTAGATAAGATACTGAAGCGTATTCTGGGTCGAGCAAGAATCCGTCTCTTTCCCTTTGAAATAAGTTAACAGTCACAGATAATGTCCCAAAATCAGATAGATAGACGTCAGCCGCTCCTATAATTGTGGTCGGAGCATCTGTCGGCGCCATATAACGCTGAGCCGCAATACCCGCAAATCCTGAAACAACAGTTTTATTAAAAGGACCAACCATTAGGATTGATGGTGTGCCGCCGTTTGTAAACGCAAGCTGCATTGCAGATTTTAATTTGGTTTCTGTAAACGCGGCTTGGGTTCCGTCGGTACGAGCATCTGTCCCGTCACCTGTTGGGCTTGCGCCGCCTGAACCC